CAGCACATATCATCATATTGATAGTGGTATTGTTGCTCTTATGGGTAATATTGCATATCCTGTTGTTGCCTCTCAACTTGTTGGCGAACAAAAAGCCGATCAACCTGAGCATATCGCCAAGTGGAATAGGGCTTTTGGTAAGGCAGATATTGATAGTTGGAAGAGTTTTGTAACAGAAATTCTCAATCAAAATCTTTATCTTGAACTGGATTTTGGTATCGGGGAACTTGAGATGGATGTTTCCCGTGAAGGATTGCAGTATACCAAGGCAGTTATTAAAGCCCTTCGTGATAAGACTCAGGGTATTTATCTTGAGATGAAGGAAGAATTTAGTAAGAAAATTGCCGCTGCTAAAACCAGAATCGAAGCGATCAGTACATATTACCAGTTGAATGATCTTGCTGGTGGATGGGGCGTTGGTGCTTCATGGACTGATAGTAATGGTAAGACTCATAATATCAATAGTGGCGAAGATATTGAATATAAGATTGGTACTGGAAAGGCTCTGTATGTTTTTAATTACAGAACCTCTGGCTATCGTTCTCGCCGCATGGTTTATATGACCAACCATCTTCACCATAATACTCTTACAGGCAAGGGTGAATACTACTATAGTAGTCAGCGTAAAACTGGGCCTCTTAGTTTCTTCGTATGCGATGTTAAGAGCGAAGAAACCGCCAAGAAGATTGTGACTCGTTATTGTAACGAGAAGGATTGTTTTGCGTATCTAATGATTGATAGCAAGGATATTTCAAAGTCTAATGAGGGTTTTGAAAAACTTATTGAAGATGTTGGTAGTCACAACATTCTCAAAGTCAGCGACTATAAAGACTTGATTAAGAGCAACTCTCCCCGAAAGGCTGGACTTAGAGGTTCTAAGGGTAGTGTTAGCGATCAAGATGTATTCTTTATTGTGGGAGAATCAAAAAAGAGCGGCAAACTTAGTGTCGAATACAATGACGCTCTTAATCTCAAGACTCTGACAACTGATGAACTGGATGACTTTAATGATAGTGATTCTATCATTTATGTTCCTATTCTGCGTTATCAAAGCACACCAGAATTTCCCAAGATCAATAAGATCACATCACTATTTAATAATGATAGTATCAAGGGACTCTTTGGAGATGTAAAGATTTATGCTCTCAAGAGCAACTTTGTATCAAAAATGACGAATGAAGGATACAATCTTATTGACTTCAATACTTGGTTCAAGAAGATTCTGTCAACAAAAATTAAGGATTATTTTAACAATACCAATGAGTACAATTCTATTGTTGAATTCTACAAAAAGGAGTTCATCACCAAGGATGACGATAACGGTAATAACTATTATTGGAATCATGGAACATTGGTTAGTCAGTTCTCTTGTCATATGTTGAGTATTTATGGTCTTGACTACAAGAAATATATTAAGAATACTGAACTGTGCAATATTATTGATAGTTTTCTTGTGATGGAATTTTTTGCTGATACGATGCACAGACCAACTTTTGATCTGAAGCGATTCTCTCAGACTGAATATTTTGATCACATTAACTCTTTGCTCAAGGATCGAGGTATTGATAATCTTGATAGTAAAGAACTTAAGAAGAAAAATGTACAGTACAACACTCTTATAAATATTCAACATCAGATGTTTGATCATTCTGATGACGTTGAGACATATACTAAATTGTTTAAGTCTGAGACTAAAGTGACCAAGCATAAGTTGGCTAAGGTGGCAGACTTGAAGAAAATTCTTAAAGTCGAGGTTGACAAGAACCCGATGTTGAAGTATATTATGGGAAGCAACCAGCATAACGGCAATCTTAGAGATTTGGACAGCAAGAATAATCCTATCTCTCAATTTGCTGATTCTTACTACGGTAAGAAAAATACTGCATGGGTTGAGAGTATGGATAGTGACAAGGTTGAGTTGTTTAAGATTCAGTTGAGTAGTCTCATTAAGTAAATTTCACAGGTAACAAAGGAGTTTTAATTATGGCCGTTCCGTTTATGTTTGTTGATGGCAACCTTACGGTTGTTCTGAATAATAAGAGTTATCAGGTTTTGCCGGATCATATTAACTATAAGATGATTCTTGAGGCACTTCCTACTGCAACTGCTGATGAGTTGCTAACAATTGTTGATGTTGAAAAGGCAGTCGCCGCATTTAGTGACGGTCTTGTTGAGATTAAGAATGGACAGGTCACTTATGAGGGTGAGGTTGTTCATGGTAGTATCAGTAAGCGTATTCTGGAGTTTATGAGCAAGGGTCTACCTTTCCAGCCTCTTGTCACATTCCTGAATAATCTTATGGAAAATCCTAGTATGCAGAGTCAGAAGGAACTTTATGATTTCCTTGAGCATGAACATCTGCCTATTACTGAGGATGGTCATTTCCTTGCCTACAAGGCAGTCAGGAATGACTATATGGATAAGTATCGCGGCATTTTCGACAATCATGTTGGAAATGTTTGCGAAATGACACGATCAAAGGTTGATGATGATCGTGGTCGAGGTTGTTCTAATGGACTTCATGCTGGTGCATTGAATTATGTGGCCGGCTATGGCAGTCTTGAGTCTGGCGATAAGATCGTTATTGTTAAGATTAATCCCCGTGATGTTGTGAGTGTTCCTAGTGATTGTAATTTTGAGAAACTTCGCACTTGCCGATATGAAGTTGTCGGAGAGTATCAAGGCGAACTTCTCAAGCCACTCTATTCTGCTAGTCTAGACGCTGGAGTTGATTATGACTCTGATGAGGACGATGAAGAATATGATAATGATTATGATTGGGGATGGAATGACGAGGACGATGAAGATGACGGTGCGTATGCTGAAGATTATGAGGACGATGAAGATTACGACGATTACAACTGATTCTTAAAAAAGAAAGTGGAGTTTGGTGACTAAGATCATAGCCTCTGGTTGGGAAACTCAACAAACGCTATGTGAGAGAGGTTCGATTCCTCTCCCGCTATTTTGCTGATAATGATAGTAATGGGTTACTATCCCGGCATGGTTAATTAATCACAGGAATAAAGATTATGTTTAATGGAAATCTTGGTTTTAATCCTTACGACAAGAACACAAATAATGCTTTTGATACCGATCATTGTAAAATGAGAGGACAGTTTATTAGCTCATTTGGTCCCCAGCAAATTTATTGCTACAATGGTAATCCTCGTAAAAAGATTAGTAGCATGGCCCATACTGATAACCTAACAATAGCAGTTCATGCTAATTTGAACAATGATTCAGACGTTTACTTTTATGTAAATGGTGGACGAAAGCAGTATGCTATTAACGAAGTACGAGCCTGCTTTGTTGATATTGATGCTGGTCGAGATGCTAATGGTAATTATCTTCCTTCTAAGGAAGTAATGGCTAAAAAGACAGAGTTTCTTCAGAAGATCAACGGCTTCCCTGTTAAACCTAGTTGGGTAGTTGATACTCGTAATGGATATCAAGTCTATTGGGTTCTTGATGGACTAAGTAGAGAGTCTCTTTACAAGACTCGCTGGAACGCTATTCAGAAGAAACTAGTAAATTACTTTGGTGGAGATGCAAGAGCCATCAAGATTAATCAGATTTATCGTGTTCCTTATACTTGGTGGCGTAAGTGCTGGGAGAAAAAGGCTCCTTATTACTCTACTATTCTAAAAGGTTCGTCTGGTCAAACAGTTAATGTTAAGGATTTGATTGAAGCATTAACTGGTCAACCAGCAACAGTTAACATTGTTCCTAATGCAACAAGTGATGCTTGGTTTGAACAGTGGCGTAAAACATATAAGAATTCCGATATTACAGGAATTCCTGTAACAGTTGATGCTGCTCAAAAGATTTTGAATGAACTAAATAATCAGAAGGCCGTCTATACTAATAGCAGCACCGATTATTGTGGTCAAAAGAATACTAAGGATAGTGTGTGGGGAGACTTTAACAAGAAACTCGACAGCACTAACCAGTATGGTGAGTATAAGTGCAACAAGTCTATTGGTAATAATTATGAGAAGGCTTATGGTGATCCGTCGCCAGTGCTTCCTTCTCACGCTGGTGACAGCGGTTTAGATTTGAGTGAGTCCCAGGCCAAACTCTTAAAAACCGTGGTCGAGTACCTCAATCAAGCGTCTACAGCGTTGTATTTCAGCAACAACCGATTCCTTTCTGGTGCTGCCCGTGATCTGGCAAACCAGATTAGTGATCAATTTTGTATTGGTTGATGGATTCTGTGTCAGGGGATTGGGTTATCCATCCCTTTTGACACGGCCATGTTGGAATAAACTATTATAGTTTGAACTCAAAACAGTATACCTTATGCACGAACCTTACGATGATGATATTCCTGACGATCCTTATAAATTCTATTTTCAGTTTGATACTGAATGGATAACAAAATATATTGATGATATAGTCAAGAAGTTATCAGAGTCAGGCTATGACTATAAAATAACTAATATAGAAGGATTTCCATACAAATCGTTACCTGTGAGTAGTTGGTTCTCCAGTACAGAGGGGGATAAAAACTCCCTGTACTTGGGGAACAACTATTGGAATGAAGGTATTTGGAAAAAGAAACACTTTATACACAATCAATTACAGAACGAATTTGTGCTACATTTACAAAGTCATGCTAGGCATGTGGTTAGTCAGCCTAGATACTATAACAACTTATATGAAATACTTAATTAGGAAAATTTATGAATAATGAAGAATGGTTTATAGTAAAAGATTTAGATGGTTTTGTAAATTCATCAAGAGCACTAGTTT